GATGCCATACGGGCGATGGCACTACAAACGGGCGCTTGTAAAAAGATAAACCGCGTCCAAGACTTCCCCGAGCTAATCAAACTGATGTTTACCCCACAAGGGATCGAGTTCTGCCAAGACCACAACTTCCCCTCGGTCGAAGTGTTCAGAAAGAACCGAGACAGTTTAGAAAGGCTGGGAGTATATGTAGATGCGGGAAATATCGCGCTCAAAGGTAAAGAGTACGTATGTATCGTCGGAGATACAGATGCTACTATAGAAGCGGCAGGGACTAAATTCATCCATACGATAATCCTGATGCACGGCGCACGGGCCAAGATCACCGCCAAAGACTACGCCGTGCTCAATATCGTAAGAATCGGCGGCGAGTATTCAATAAAGAAAGACGGAACTGTGATTGTACTGTAAAACAAAGCCGGGAATAATCCCGGCTTATTCTAATTAGAGCGAATTCAGATGTATTCATTTCTTATAAAAAGTCTTATCGTTATTTTCAGCCAGCCCATATTTTCTCATTTTAAATGAATTATCTGATTCTATGGATATTATACGTTTATCTTCTCTCCCATTAATCTCACCACTTTCTGAATAGGAGTAAAACGAAATAATAGCGCCATCATAATCCACATTAACAGAATAATAGCAATTTTCTGCTATTTCTAATAAGTGGTCATTGAAATATGTAACAAGATAAGCCGTCCCATAAACAACAACTCGACCGTCAATTACAGAAACTTTTTCTTGGGCTGATGAGTAGGGGGTAAATGTTATTTCCTCCGTTTCGGTAGTATTAGTCGTAAAACTATACAGAGACCCAATAAATTTACCATTGAGAACCTGTAATATTTCTTTTTCTGCTGGTGATGGTGAATCACCATTTTCTTTATCGTCAGAACAACTGGTAAAGACAAATGGAATTATTAAAATAATTGAAATTAAAAATTTTCTCATAGCTTATTTCAGTTTTACTGCAAATCCAGAAGCAATATACCCATCTACTACTTCACCATATTTGGTTCCTCTAATAATAGGCGTTATATTGAAATTTAGAAGAGCATTTGCACCAAGAGATTTTGCCTCTTTAACTATTTCAGCCACCATATAATCATAGCTCGGTTTAAATACATTTTCTTCTTTCCATTTAGCCTCCTTATTAATATATCCATCTTTTACGCCTATTGTAAATTTAATACTAAGATCACCAACGGATTCATAAGTAAACCCAGAAGAACTTGGGGTGATAGTAAATCCATCAGCAGTATACTCTCTATAATCAGCCAAATAGGTTTTTTGCGAATACTTTTGGATGGCGCAACTGCTCAATACTACACATGCAGATAATAAAAGTAAAATTTTCTTCATATTAATAAAATTTAGTGAGTTAGTAAATCAAATTTACAATTTCAAATTGGAATATCCAAAAAAGCGAGGAGTGATTTTCACCACCCCTCACCTCATGTTTTAATGTTGCCTCTCCTTTATCGCACGTTATGCGCGTATTTGTGCCAAATCGCGGCCTATCTGCCGCAAGGCATCTAATATTTCCTCCGTGCGTTTCTCAGATGGTTTTTTGGTGCCGTAAATATATTTCGACAACAAACTTTTGTGAATACCTATCGTGCGGGCAATCTCCGACACATTCAACTGCGGGAACCGACGGAACACATCCCCTATCACATTATTTGTGTCCGGTTCATCCGTGGCGTAGAAACTCGACAGGTGTATATCTTCGTCGATCTCCTCCCAGCGGATGGCATCCCCAAACTTGTTTATTTTCCACGCCTCGCGCTGGTCGTCGGTAGCTTCTTTGAGTATGGGGAAATACTCCAGCGGGCGGCTGTATGTTTTGCCGTCATTAGTGGCTATGTATATCCGGCCACCCTCGAACCAAACTTTTGTAATCTTCGCCATAATCATAATGTTTTGTACTTTGCAGTTTATTCCTCTTCTCCGAAATACTCGTGCCACTTGGCGATGATCTCCGCCTCGTACAACTCGATCACTTCGAGCGCGCGGCGCATATCGTTCGCTTTTATCCCCCGGTTGTACTTTATTTCTCGTGTAGCGATTTCTACCTTTGCGTCGTTGTCGCCGTACTCGATATGAACATGTATTGGCAAATGTTCGTCAGAGTAGAAATAGAATCGCAATCCAAAGAGATTTAAAATTGTAGGCATCGTTATTCGTTTTTATCTACTGCAAATATAAGTCCAAAAATTTAGACCTGCAAATAAAAGCGTGAAAGTAACCCCCGTATACCACTATTTCCACACCACGTTGGGGGCGCCTCGCAGAAATGCGGGGCGTTTTTATGTGGTGCCACATGCAATATAAACAGCACGAAGTGCGTTTTCGTATATAAATTGGGCTATTGTAAAAAATATTGCGTAATTTTGCAATGTGGCACATATTTTTATATATTTGTATAATATAAGGAGGTTCGGCTATGGCGACACCGGTTTTTAATTCTGAAAAATCTTTACAGGCTGTCCTGTATATTGCGAACAGGGTGGAGCGTAAAGATTTCCATAAAATTTTTAAAGTGCTCTACTTTGCAGATCGGGAGCACTTGATAAAGTATGGCCGTCCGATTACTGGTGACACCTATATTGCGATGAAAGACGGGCCGGTTCCGTCAAAGATTGATGATATATTCAAAGCTGTACGCGGAGATAGCTATTTTGCCAAGTATGCAGATATAGCGAAGTTTTCTGAATTATTCAGTGTCCACGATTGGTATTTTATTTTACCAAAAAAAGAAGCTAATTTATATTATCTTTCAAAGACAGACATTGCCGAACTTGATGATTCAATAGCCAAATATGGCTCAATGGCATGGGAAGAATTGCGTGAAAAATCGCATGATTACGCATGGCATGCCACTGCAAAAGATCGTCCGATTGCCGTTGCTGATATTATGCGAGAAGATGGGGCTGATGAAGAATTTATCAACCATGTTACTTCATTAATGGACTTCCAAAAGGCTTGTTTGTAATATGGATATTTCCCCATTGGCCCGTGCTGTTATAAAAAGAGGTACTATACTCCATTCTGATGAATTCGACTACGTTGATCATGGAAAGATGTTTGTTGTAATGGGAGAGGATGACACGCAATTATACGGCTTCTTTTTTATAAATTCCGACATAAATCCTAAAATTTGGAAAGACGAGAAAGCATTGAGTATGCAAATGCAACTCAAGAAGAGCAACTATCCTGATATACTCAAATACGATTCGTTTCTCGGCTGCCAATCCCTACTCCATATTTCGAAATCTGAACTTATAAATCAATTTTCGGACGGCAGAGCGCAATATATCGGTGATTTAGTAGAAGATGATATTAATATGGCGCTCGAAGCGGTTCGACGGTCTGATTTGTATTCTGACTACGAGAAAGATACATTCTTTAAATAAATTGTGATGGACATGGGTGTAGACGCCTAAAATAATGGATCATTTTGTTATAGACGTACGGGTCTATCCGTATAATGTGTAAATTGAAACATCTGTATAGAGCCCTAAATAGTTATTTTAGGGCTCAATTTTATTTTACGATTAATTTTAAGTCCCAGAATATATGTTCGGGCAGGGAGAAATCCCTGCTTTTTTATTGATATTTTTACAGCTCCCCATTGTTATTAAAATGCACAGTCACACATTTGCACAGAGGCTTGAGGAATCGCCGAGCCCTTGATGCAAATGATTATTTACTCTCCGACAGGAACAGAAATATTGGACGCGCCAGTCACCAAAGAGGCTATCATCAAATATGTCCTCATGGGAGACTACTATATCGAGCTGCCCTTTAATCTCCTTGAACCAACGACATTTGCTCGTGGTTCCTACATCACATATAAAGGCCGCAAGTTCGAGATTATGTCCACGGTGCGCCCGGAGTTCAACAATAAGACCGGCGGCTATAAATATACGCTCAAATTCGAGGCTCAGCAAAACCACATGAAGCGTTTCGTGTGCTTCTGGCTGGGTGGGGACAATCCCGAAGCCGTATTTCACAACACCACAGACCTCGAATCTTTCGCGGCGTTGATCGTCGCCAACATGAACAAGCAGCTCGGAGGCGAAAACTGGCAGGTAGGCACGATCACCGTTGACAATCCTAAAGCTACGAAGCTCGTATCGTTCAATGGCGATAAGTGCTGGGACATCCTCAATACGATTGCCGAGACCTTTGAGACGGAATGGTGGACAGAGGAAAACGGCGACCTCGTATCGTTATGCTTTGGCAAACTGGACTTCGGATCCCCCGAAGAGTTCAGACAGGGGAATGTAGTGAAAAACATTCCCGCAAAGAAAGGGGATGATTCGAGCTACGGCACCCGGTTCTACGTCTTTGGCTCTACTCGCAATCTCACAAGCGACTATGGCCAAGCTCCGCAAGGAGGCGAAACGAATCATGTATCTGAAATTCGGCTTCGCCTGCCGGACGGACAGCGGTATATCGACGCAATACCTGGTCTTTCGGGAAGCGACATTGTGGAGCAGGTCGTGTTCTTCGATGACATATACCCCAAGAATACGGAGACGGTCACCAGCATTGAGACCGTAGACCGGGAGATCATCGAAGGGCAAACGGATAAGGCGTATGTCATGTACTGCAAAGACACGCCGTTCCTGCCTTCGGACATGATTAAAGACGAAACCCTGGGCGCAACTTTTACGAGCGGTAGCCTTGAAGGATGGAATTTTGAGCTAAGTATAAACTACAAACCGGAGACGTGGAAACCGGAGGATGGATTTGATAAGAAGTTCGAGATCATCGCGCAAGTAGAGACATCCGGTGAAAGCCAGCTTATAATTCCCCGAGAAAATATGCATCCCGAGCCTGGAGATACGTTTGTCATCACGGGCGTAAAACTACCTAAAGAAAGGATCGAGGAGGCTGAAAAGGAGCTTCTGAAGGCCGGAGAATCATATGCCGCGAAACACAGCAGCGACACGGACGTATACGACTGCGAAACCAATCCCGTATACTGTCAGGAAAACAAAAAGAATTACGATGCAGGACAGGCGGTTCGCCTTGTGGATCCACGCTTCGGAGAAAGCGGCCGCTTATCACGCATCCAGGGATACGAAAAGAAACTCTATAATGAGTATATCGCCACATATACGGTAGGCGACAATACGGCATATTCCCGTATCGGCAACATTGAATCGGAGGTGAAGGCAAACCTGTACGCACAGCGCATAGGCGTTACCGAATCGGGAGCTTCAATTTATCTTATCACCCGCTACGATTCCACTGCCGCCGCAGACTACAATGCCTATTCCGCCAAGCGTGCGCTATGGGAATTCGCCAGCAAACAGTTCCCGGACACATTCAAAGGTAAAATGACCTTTGACGACGGTGCCCTGTTCGGGAACTTCGCATCCGGGATGACAGGCTTGGGCGGCATGATTGACAAGAAAGGGAACGCAGAGATGCAGAGCCTGAAACTTCGGGGATTCCTGGAGGTTCCGGAACTCCGCTACAACCGTGTCGAAATATCCATGGGCGATACGTGGTATGCTCCAAGTGCCGGGATCATCGAAAGCGTCGACACCACGGCCCAAACCATCACCCTCAAGCTCGAAGAAGGCGAGATCGGAAGTCCTCGGGTCGGGGATATATGTATGGGCATCTTCCACAATTTGAACACTTCGGAGAATGCAACCGCGGATTATGACGACGGCCGTGGCAACAGGCGCTTTGCCGGGTTCGCTACCTGCTATTTCCGCATCACCGAAGAGCTGGACACTGCAACTTACAAGACATTCAAGTATCAACTACGCCCGGTATCGGGAGCTTACCCCACCCAATATCATCCGGCGGCGTCGATGACCTTCGTGGGCTATGGCTCCTTCTCGAATGAGGATCGGCAGACCTCCCGCTACGAAACTCGGACATACCAGCGTTATTTAACGGGAGTTTCCGATTGGGAGTTCACTGCGTCCAATATCGCCGCGCAATATGGCGACCTGTCAAACCTGTCCATATTCGGAATAGAGATGAGGGGGTATTCGGCATACCTGAACAACATCTATATGTCGGGCGTCATCCAGCAATTCACGCCCGGCGGCGAAGAGGTGCCCACGATCATAGACCGCGGAGTGTGGAGCGCCACGGAAACATACAACCGCAACGACGACGTATATTGGAACAACGGGCACTGGCGCTGTCTGGTCGACGGCACCAAGACCGAGCCCGGCAAGGATGCCGAGGAGTGGGTATACTTAGGCGGATACGGGATGCTCGAAACGGTCAGCATATTCAAAAAATCGGAGAGCGAACCGGCGAAACCTACGGAGCTTAAAATACCGCCCGAAGGTTGGACTACGGAGACGCTCCCGATGTCGGATCAACGTCCTACATGGATGTGTACCGGCACCGTTGTCGACGGAGAGGTCAAATCATGGTCTGATCCTCAGCGTATATCCGGCGAACACGGCACGGATGGCAAGGACGGCAAGGATTACGAGTGGATCTTCGCACGTACATCGGAATACAAAGCCCCTGCACAGCCACCCACCGCGCAGCAGGACGATTACATTCCCTCGTCCTCCGAAACCTCGGACGGGCAGGTGTGGACGGACGATGCCGTCGGGCCCGATAACGACAACCCTTATGAGTGGGCAAGCAAGCGTGTGAAAGTAAATGACACGTGGGGCGAGTTCACACACCCTGCGCTTTGGGCAAAATTTTCGTTCGACGGAGCGCCGGGTGTCGACGGAACCGATGTAGAATGGATATTCAAACGCACAAGTTCCAACACGGCCCCGAATACGCCGTCTGGCAGCGACGAAGACGGATATGTACCGAGCGGTTGGACGAACAACCCCACGGGCCCGAATTCCGAGCGCCCCTACGAATGGACTTGCGTACGCTATAAGACAGGCGGACACTGGAGCGGATATTCAGGAGCATCATTGTGGGCGAAGTGGTCATTCGACGGCGCGGATGGTGTGGATGGTGAAGGTGTAGAATACATATTCACGCGTACGGAAACCGAGGATCCGGGCACCGTTCCGGATGTTCCCGATGTTGCGGAATACGATAATCCCCCGGCACCATGGACGGATGACCCCACGGGAGTAGATGCCACATATCGCTACGAATGGGTGTCGAAACGCAACAAGGTGGAAGGTGTTTGGGGCGCATTTTCCTCGCCCTCGATTTGGGCGCGGTATTCTTACGACGGACAACCGGGGAACTGGACATCCTATGTATTTAAAAATAGCGATACGGAGCCAGCAAAGCCTACTTCCTCCGACCCCATTCCGTCCGGATGGAGTGACGCGCCCACTGGTGTCGGTATATGGTGGATGTCCAAGGCTACGATAGACGCATCGACCGGAAAGGCCGGGGCGTGGTCGACGCCTATCCGCGTAACGGGCGAGGATGGGGAGCCGGGGCCGCATACTGACTTCAAATACGCCAAGAATAACAGCACCACCACGGCGCCGGCGCTGGTCAAAACGGATCGCACCCCCGCAGGCTGGAGCGACATCCCGCCGTCGCTCTCTTCGGGTGAATATCTGTGGATGACCCAGGCGGAAATAGACGCCGACGACAATCTGTTGCACCCGACGGTAGGCTGGGCAACTCCGGTACGCATATCGGGAGAGCAGGGCCCTAAAGGTGATGATGGCGCCCCCGGCGAAGACGGCGCTCCCGGCAAGGATGGCTTGCAGGGTTGCATAATCCGCCTCACGGAATGGGCATCGGGAGTGGAATACCGCAATGACCTCGACCTTGTCTCCAATGGCCCCAGATACATAGACATAGTTACGATCTATGCGAACAATAAGCAGTTGAAATTCCAGTGCAGCCAAACGCACACTTCGTCGAACTCCAACAAACCGACGGCGGGATCCGCGTCGGCATATTGGCAACAACTCAACGACATGGTGCCGATATATACGCCCCTGTTGTTCGCAGAGAATGCCGTCATCAACTTCCTGCAAGGTATGGAGTTCGTGGTGCACAATTCCAAGACGGACATTTCCGTGAATACCATCATCGCAGGGCTCGTGGGTGGCGATATTCCCCTGTTCGTCGGAAGCAATACCCCGTCGAATGCGCCGTTCAGGGTCGCTAAGGACGGGGCATTCGTGGCCACCAAAGCCGATATTACAGGGACTATCAACGCATCGAGTGGAACGATTGGCGGATTTGAAATAGGAGAGAGTTGGCTGGTGTCGCAAACGTCTCAGGGTAAAGAAATTTGGTCTAACAGACTGTCGGCCGCGCGGGTATTACTGGAATGCAAAGGGGGCGCCTATACAACTTCTTTTGATGCAATGGCGTATCCATCAGGTTCATCGGGTTATTCCAACCATTCTGTGCTATCCGTGGCAATAAACAGAGAATCGTACGACGCCATGAATAGATATAATATCGGAATTGACGTCTCGGCCGAGGGGGAATATAATGAAAATTCACAGATAGGAGATATTCCAAATGGCAATCATGCCATATTATTGAGAAATGGGGACATATGCGGATTCAGGTTATTCAGCCGGACATTGACTGGTGGATGGACGCTTAATGATTACGAATCAATAATATTCAATGATACATCGAGTATGAATTACGTTACGCTTCCGTCCAACCCCAAAGACGGACAAATATATTTTATCAGGAAGATTGGGAAGGGTAATGTAACAATTCAAACTGGGGGACTTACTCACGTAATTAAGCAGAACGCTGGTAGTAGTACTCGGAGTGTAGTTTTGGATTATGGCTCACTCGCTATTCTGATGTGGAACAAAGACGGACAATACTGGACTGCCAATGACTGTCCTACAATGTAATGAATTATGAAAGCATTAAATTTAAAAGAATTTAAATTATTCACCGACATTTCCCACGCCGGGCATATTGTTGTCGACGCCCGGAAAGAGTTTGCCAACGCCATATACATGAGCATGAACGGTATCGTAGCGCATGACCTGGCATTCCGCATCCTCCACAGCGAAGGTGGCATCGAAGTTTCCGACGAGGAGGAATCGATTATCGTCGATACCGCAAAGATGTGCAAGCCGGTCTTCTACGACAGTATCATGTCCGCTCTCAAAAAAGAATAAACGCTCGAAAGGAATATGAAACGCATTCGGATAGGCAAGGACATAGAGATACATTGGCCGATACTTACCAATGGAGAGCAGGTAGCACTCGAAGGGCGCGACCTGAAACTCTTCGTCCATTTGCCTTCGCATATGGACATTCCCGTCGATTTCACCACCGAAGGCAACACCGCGATTTTCACCATTAGCGGCACAATGCAGAAGTCCATCGGGGTGTACCGTCTCACCATGTGGGAGAATTTGCAGAAGAGCGGGCAAACGGCGGTCGACTACTGCAAGGCCTTCGAATTGGTTCCTACGACACTCTTGGAAGGTGGCGAAGACGAAAGCAACCTTACAACGGAAACTGTCGACCTCGAGGCGTCAAGCCTTGTTGTCGGATTGCCCGGCGAGAGTGCCTATGAGGCATTCAAGAAATACAACCCGAATTCCGAACTTACGGAGGAAGAATATGCCGAAGCCCCTATTAACGCTGCAAACGCCGCGAACGAGGCGGCAAAAGCGGCAAATGACGCCGCAGGTAAAATTGGGGATATTGACAAACTCCTTGCCGAAAAGGTCGACAAGGAAGAAGGGAAAGGGCTTTCTACGAACGACTACACCGACCAGGAGAAGGAGAAGCTGGCCGGGCTCTCCAACTACGACGACACGGAGATAAGGAAGGAGTTGTCCGACAAGGCATCCAAGAAGGAGCTGACGGAGGCTGCAGCGGGCACGCTGACTGAGGCAAAGTCGTATACGGACACAAAGACGGCAGAACTATGGAATAATGTCGGTGATACGTTTGACGCTATGTCCGAGGAGCTCAATAGCAACATATCCGGCGGGAATGCGCAGACACTGACCGAAGCCAAAAACTATACAGACAAGGCGATCTCTGAAATTCCCACCCCGGACGTCAGCGGGCAGATCGAGCGGCACAACACCTCCCCCACGGCGCATCCCGACATTCGGGAACTGCTCAACACCTGCGTAGGACTGCCGGAGTTCAACGACAAAACCTACGAGCTGACCTTCACGACAAAGGGCGGTGCGAAGTTCATCATCGCCCTGCCTATCGAGATGATGGGGCTGCATTACAACGAGGATACCCAATCTATCGAGTTCGTAAATGCCGACGGCTCCATATCCTCCATCCCGGTTTCTGACTTCGTGAAAGTGTATGTCGGCTCTATCGGTTCCGAGATACAGGTTACGGTCGAAGGCTCCGAAATCCGCGCCTCCCTGCTCAACAACACCGTATCCTGGGACAAATTGACACTTGCATTGCAGGAGATGATTCAGAGCAAGGCCGACCGCACGGAGCTTCCCACGAAACTGTCGCAGTTGCAGAACGACCCGAACTTCGTGACATCGGGAACCCTGGAAACCCAGATGACGCCTATCAAAACCGAGTTGGGCGGCACAGTGCGCCTCGGGGAGGAAATAGGAGAGAGCTCTACCCCGCCTCCTATACCGGACACGGACGATGAAATAACCGAAGTCCTCGCGCACTCGGACTGCACGCTCGAAGAGCGCGTGACGCACCTCGAAAGGCTGCTCATGGAAATGCTCTCGGGCAAAGTGCTGATCCCGGAATTGCAGGTGAAGAAATTGGGCATCTGGGGCGGCAACAACATCGTCGTCACGGGCGAGGGCACGCCGGCGAAAGCCCCCGACCGCGCGGGGCAGTTCTATGTCGATACGAAGAACAACGCGGTCTACCACTCCGTGGGCAACGGCGCGGTGTCGGACTGGAAGAACGCTTAAACTGCATACAACATGTCACAAGTCAACAAATACGCCGACAAGGCGGGTTACACGGCCGACAAGAACCGCAAGGACACACAGTCGGCGGTGTCATACGTCGAAGACGACGGCGAGGTGATCTACGACGGCGTGAATGTCGTTGTCGACCGGGATGCCGCGGATGCCGGCGATCTTGCGGTCTTCGACAAGACGGATAGTACGTTGAAATTTATCAAAGGCGATACGCTGGTTACAGAAAAGATACCTCCCCAACTGATTCCCGTGGCCGTGGTCTATGCCCGGCAGGGCGGGCGGGTGCTGATCGTGTCGCTTCGCAATGCGGCAAGCAGCGTTTGCTGGGCGTACTCTTACGAGGTCGCCCTATCTGGCTTCGAACTGTCTGCGGGGGGAACCTTCACGCTTCGTATCTATAATACCGACCACGCATTCACTTATGCCCCGGGTGCGACGCTCGCGGATATCGCCGCGCAGATCAATGCGGACGAGAAGATCAAAAACACTTATGGCTGGACAGCCTCTGTCGATGAAGCAGGGGCACGAATTGTCATGTCGATAAACACATGGTCGCCCAATTATGTGCTTATCAACGTTACGAATGGCTGCCAAATCACCTATCCTCGGGAGAACGTGAGCTATCAGACAACACTCACGGGGATACTTATCAAAGGAACCAGAGAAGAAATTCGCCGCAAGAATGGTGTGAATTCAAATATGGCAGGTGGTGTCCTCGACCAGTTCGCGGAATATTATTCGGAGAGAGGCCAGGCAGCCACAGGACAAAAGCCGGGAAGCGGCATAGTCATTCGGGAGAGCGTTTTCACCGAGGCCGACAACCCCGATCTGGTTGCCGTGTATCCCACCTACAAGGACTACCTGTTCGCCGAGCACATGGCACAATATCCTACGGAGTTCGGGACGATGTTGCAGGATGGCAAGACCAACACGAACCTGATCGGGCGGCTTACCTTCGAGGATATTTACGGCAAAACACAGTACCGCTACCCGGCTGCCGCCGCAGCCCTCGACTTCGGCATCACCGTGGACGGAATGACGACGGGGCTGGAGGCGGGGGCATGGTGGCTGCCGTCGTCGGAAGAGGTCTACCTGCTGATGCACGACAGGGTGCGTTTCGTCGCTGACGTGGAAAAAGACCCTGTAAACCGTACGCTCTTACGCTTGAAAGCTACCACGTGCTATGGTTATTATTATTATGTCCATACTTCATGCGAGATGCAGGAGAGTTACATCTACATTTATAACGGAAGGAACGGCTCTCTGGGCTATACAGGCAAGTGTTATAAATTCTCGTCCCGCCCGGTCTGCGCCTTATAATTATCTGAACCATGGAAACACAACGACAGATCGACACCCTCGAATCACGGCAGCTCGAATTACGGGCAGTCATGGCCAAGTCCGACGATAGGGCGGCCAAATGCAGTAAGTCCGGCCTTGACTTCCGGGCTACCTATCCTCTGGATTATGAGGAGTACGAAGCGGCCAACGCGGAGTACAACGCGAATGAAAAGACCCTTGCGGAGCTGAGGGCCCGGCGTGCCGAAGAGCTGGCCGCCGAAGAAACGGTTATGGACTTTCAAAATATTGAGCAATGAAGATGTATATGACCAACAAGCCCAACGGCGAGCCGTTCTATCCCGTAACCGTAGCCGAGGCCGTGCTTGTTTCCGAAGGAGAAACATTAGCCGCGGTGCTGAAACGGCTCGAACAGAGGATCGCAGAATTGGAGAAGTCGGAAGCGGCGCCCCAGGCGCAGACAAACGTGTTGCCCGAACAATAGAATACACCCTATGGAAGCATTGTGGAGATTTATAGAAAGGCTCTGCGAAAAAGTATGGCAGGTGTTGATCGGTGCCCTGGTGTACATGTTCAACGCCATAGCCCCCATACACGACATACTGACGGCCTGCATGATTATATTCGCCGCGAACTTTTTCACGGGCCTGTTCGCCGGCGTGCTCGTACAGCACGAAGGATTCATATTCCGCAAGGCTTTCAAGTGCATATCCGAGGCTGCGGTAATATCGGGACTGATGGCTATGATACTGCTCGTCGGGGACAACATCGACAACCACGACGGGGCGATGTCGGCGATCTCGCTCGCAGTATATGCCCTGATATATTTCTACGGGGTCAACATCCTCAAGAACCTGAACCGCATATTCCCGAAGAACCGATACATCGACTTCCTGTACTATGTGCTCTCGTTCGAGATGATTAAAAAGATTCCCTATTTGGAAAACTACAAACAAAAACAAAAGGACAAATGAAAAAGAAATGGATCGTATGGAGCATCGTTGCGGCCGTGGCCGTAGTGCTCGGAATCGTATTCCCGCGTTACATCCTCGTGGGAGTTGTTTGTGCTATGGCCGGATGGGTCGGGCATATCCTGTACACTAAACACATCGCGCAATGACACCACGCGGGCTGCGGAACAATAATCCGCTTAACATCGAGAAGACACGGGGCGGCAATCCCTGGCAGGGCGAGGTCGTACCGTCGAAAGACAAGCGTTTTGCGCAGTTTACGACGGTAGCATACGGCTATCGGGCTGCCTTCAAGCTGTTGAACAACTACCAGCGTAACTACGGGCTGGACACGATCCGCAAGATGATCGGCCGCTGGGCCCCGTCGGAGGAGAACCACACGGACGCCTATGTCCGCACCGTGGCGGAAAGATCGGGGGTGCCCGCCGACAGTCGGATCACCACGACCAACCGCGACGTGATGGTTCCCATCGTTGCAGCCATGTCGTTCGTAGAGAACGGCGTCGAGGCCAAGATGCTCGACGTGCAGGCCGGGTGGGATTTGTTCGTAAAGGCATGAAACGCCTGCTCCTCTACCTGCTCGCCGCCCTTGCGGCCGGGGCGCTCCTCTTCGGCTGGGGATACCGCCGGGGTGCCGCGTCGGTGGTTGTCGAAGAAACGACGCGCATCGACACGGTGTTCTACCCGCGGCCGGAGCCACTGCCCGGCACGTACCGCTTCGCCGACATCTCGGTGCCGGTGTTGCTCTTCGCGCCGCCCGACACGGTGACGGAGACCGTCGTTGTGAAAGTCGGGGCAGACAGCGTGCAGATGAAGGTGGCGATGGAAACGCGCCCTTACTCGGACAGCACCTACCGGGCACAGGTCAGCGGGCCCCGGATCGGCAACCTGCGGCCGACGCTCGACTGGATAGAAACATACGACCGCACGACCATCCGACAGCAGGTAGTCTCCCGGCGGAGCCGCTTCGCCCTGACCGCCGGGGTCGGGGCGGCGTACACGCCGCAAGGGTTCCAGCCTACGGTCGGCGTAGGAGTAGGTGTTATTTTATGGCAATTCTGACAGGTATGAAGATAATTTATAACGACATCATCCCCTTCAAGGGATACAAGGCTATCAATCTGTTCGGGATCGTATTTGCCCGCAAGTCCGCCCGCCCGTTGTCGGATAAAAATAAAAACCACGAAGCGATACACACCGCACAGATGAGAGAACTGTTATATGTGCCCTTCTACATCGTCTACCTATTGGATTGGGTATTTCACGGCTTCAAGTACCGAAGGATAACTTTCGAACAGGAAGCATATGCCCATGAAGATAACCCTGAATACCTTGAAATACGAAAACACTACGCGCAATGGAAGAGATGATTTACATATACTGGGATGACTTCCCATCGGTTGTAACCGAATAACGGGCCTTGGGGTACGGGCATAAAAAAGTCCCCAACGCTTTCCCGCATATACCACTATACGATTGTGCCAACGCACCACATTGAGGACTTATTCCTTGAATCGGTGTGTTGGCTTTTTGTATAGTGGTATAACAAATTTATAATAAAAAATCGGGAAAGTATATGCGTAAATCAGAGCTTTTTGCACAAATACTCGAATGTGTTGCATTTGAAACTGAAATAGCTAAGGAACAAATCCTTTCGAAGGATAAATTTCAAGATGTGGTCGATGCGCGCTACATGCTCGTACACTTCTGCCATAAGAACGGTATGTACACCACCGACATCGCCCGGATGATGCGGTTCTCCCGACGCGCCATAGAGAAGATGGTCTCCGGGTTCGATGAACGCAAGCGATACAGCCACCCTATATTCGAAATACAGTGCGAACTTATTGCGAAGAAGTTGCCTCCCATCTGCGCCCCAATGAATTGATATGCCTGCCGCCCGCAGCCACCTTTGCAATGTTGCAACAGGTGAACGCCCGGCCTTGACAGGGGCGGCAATCATTCAATAATTATTAAAAATGGGTTCGGATAAAACTTATATTTTCGATGGAGGCGGCTCGGGTGGCGGCCTTGACATCGCGGCTCTCGTCTCGTCAATGATGGGCAACAAGGGCATGGATCCCAACCTCGTAGCGGCACTCATGAACGGTAACAACAACCGTGGTGCATGGGGCGGTGACGGGTGCTGGTGGATCTGGATCATCCTGCTGTTCTTCTGCTGGGGCGGCTTTGGTGGCAACGGCTTCGGCGGTAACAACGCCAATGGCCTTCCTGCGCAGCTCAACGGTGACGCCGGACGGGAACTTCTTATGAACGCAATCCAAGGGAACGGCGCAGCCATCAATCAGCTGGCATCGTCGCTCAACTGCTCTACGCAGCAGATTCAGAACACGCTGTGCAACATCCAGGGCACCCTCGGCATGTCAAGCCAGCAGATCATCAACGCTGTACAGTCGATGGGATGCCAAATCGGCAACCAGATCGCCGCGTGCTGCTGCGATATGAAGCAGGCCATCAATGGCGTCAATGTGGGCATGGAGCGCGGATTCAGTAGCGTTGCCTATGAAACACAACGTCAGACCTGTGATTTACAAAACACAATTCGCGAAACTTCTCAAAGCGGGACTACAGCGATAATTTCCAAACTGGATCAAATGCAGGCAGCTGCATTGCAGGATAAAATTGATGCCCTGCGCGAAAAGAACAGCACGCTGACCACGCAGCTCAACCTCGAACACCAAAACGCCTACATGGCCGGTGTTGTAGGACAGGCTGTAGCACCCGTGAACGCCGCTGTAGCGGCTTTGCAGAATGACGTGAATAGCATCAAGTGCAAGCTGCCCGAAACGGCTACCGTGCCCTATTCGCCTATTGTCGGTGTGCCTACGTGTATTGCCGCACAATATGGTCTCGGATATGGTGCAGGGTTTGGCTTTGGGGGGAGCGGCGGATTTTGGGGATAATGCTATTATTCGCCGATAGGTGAAATGTTCTTTGACTTACTGATAAGAGGCTTCCCAATCCGAAAGCCAGCGCCAATGAAATCCTTTCAATGTGCGAGTTGGTTTTCGAATGCATTCATATATTCCTCCGATGTGAAATCCGTGTAATTGATGGGCTTCGGATGCTGTTTTATATTTTGCAACCAATATTCCATTTTTAATCTGGACAATTGGCTTTCTGTTTTTCTTGTTGGGTATTCTTCGTGCTTTTGCTGCACACTCTCTTGTGACAGGGTTAAGCATGTTCATTGAACGAGTACACCAACGAAGATTACGTGCCACATTGTTCGTCCGGTTCCCATCTATATGGTCTACATATGCATAGTTATTAGGATTGGGGATGAACGCTTTAGCAACAAGCCTATGGACTAATTCAGTCTTATCTACTCCGTGTAGGGATGTAAGTCTAACTCTCAAATATCCTCCCCGATTTGGGCGAGGAGTTAATATGCGAGGTTTAGTCGTCCAACTATTGTTATTACCTCCGCTCACGCGATGGGATAGCGATGAAACCCTACCATAATCAGATACCGCGAAATAGCCGAGCGTACCATCAATAATACGCCATTCTTCTCCTTCGAGAGCAACACTCTCTATGAATTCCCGATTTGTCATTGCCAAACAATTTAGTGGTGCCAAACGAGAAAAAGAGGGAAGGACGTTTGGCAAGCCCTTATCAGTTGGTCATGACTCCAACCTATCCCGATGTAAAATTAGTTATAATAACTTAAAATACAAAAATATGGCAGTATTCCCATTTCAGTATGTTAACCGCAGAGGCATACCGGTACTAAAAACTACAGGCGTGACAGTGGAGACCACAGGGGTTGTGTTTTCCTTTCCCAACCACGCATTTGCAAATTCGTGGTACCGGGGACTCGTGCTGGTTGAGTTGGTACAGGAAATCCCTGCCGGCACAACGGGAACACTTCCCGTGCTGTTTGAAACCAACGGGCAAAATAAGAATCTGACGACGTACAACGGAGCAAATGTTACAGTATCGGATATTCCGGGGTCAGGGGTATACCAGATATGGTATGACAAGCAGACCGATACTTTGCAATTGATGACCGGTGCCGTCTGAATTAAAAAAACAATTAACCGAAAGACGGGGAGGAGGGCTCCTTCTCCCCTATCTTTCACAAATCATTAACCAAGATGTTTCAGAACTTGAGAAAAGGCTCCTTAGTCTACGTTTTCGACAACAGGGAACAGCCTAAGTTTTATACAGCCAACGTAAAAGACGTATCGGCACCGTATTTCCCGCCCCAAAAGCCCGGGCAATTCTCGCCGATGCCGCAATTCATCAACATCTCGATAGAGGGCAACGAGCCCTGGGGCGTCCCTATGCAAGCGGACATCGTTTCAAAAGACGGACTTACCGTAGCGACGACACGGGAAGTGTTGAAGCCGACCATCATGGAGGCACAGCAGGCAAGCCGTGACATCGTGGAATCATTCGACAGGCACAAAGCCAACCTGAAGGTCTACGACGAGATCCTGATGCAGCTCGACCCCGAAGCTGCGCGTTCAAAGGAGCTCGAAGCCGAAAACAGGGAGTTGCGGAAGATGCTCGCTGACATGAACGAACGGCTGAGCCAGATACCGACGGCGGAAGAACTGAGGAGCCTTGTCAAGTCTGAACCACCTGCAAAAACAAAGTAACTATGGGTTGGAGAATCATAGGTGAAGGCCGTGGCGGCTTCGGCGGCCACGAAGAGGAGATGGAGCGGGAGCTCCGACGCGCCTACGAAGAAGGCTTTGAAGAAGGCCGGCGTGAAGGCCGTGGCGGATACGGTGAGCGTGGCAGCTACGGACAAGGTGGCGGCTACGGCGAACGTGGCGAGTATGACCGCGGCGGGTATGAGTATGACGACGCCTACGGCGAACGCCGTGGCGTAAGGGGTACAGGCCCCTATTCGCGGTATCGCAGGCGGTAAACCGGAGGGAGGGGGCCGCAGTGCCCTCTCCAATTTTTAAATCGAAAAATATGGACAGGTTAGATACACATGAAAACTTCCCGGCAGGGTTCCGGGAATATCTCGAAAATTACGGTTGGCACTTTTCAAAGAAGATGTGCGAATTCGCCGTTTCCCGCATGAAGGACAGGAACGGCAAGAAGATCGAGCCCTATTCTAAGGATAAGGTGGATGCGCTGCTCAAGCAGTACGGCATCGAACTCAAAAAGGACAAGGGCTATGATTGCGTGTACGTCTGCAACATGGCATTGGCGGACTATTTCGGGTCGTCGATACCCAATCCACAATACCTGGCGATGTTCATACGTGACTATATCAATGACGAGGACGGCTACGACGGCTTGCCATTTACACGTTACTATGCCGATACCATCGGCTCGGGAACACCCATCCTGTGGGAAGAGATGATGTAGCCATGGAAGAATACCCCCAGATCAGCGAATTCACAAACGACAACGACGAAATCGATGAAAAATATCGCAACGCTCGTCCGTAACCTGCCTGCCGACAAGTACCAGGAACTGGCCGGGGCGGTGAACGACGTATTCGAGAACAAGCGCTTCAACCGGGCGCAACGAAGGAGACTGGCGCGAAACTGGCGCAAGTACGGGAAAAGGGAGGAAAAATGAAGATTCGGGACTTGAGTATTCACAAGTATGGATGGACGTTGCGCATATATTATGCCGTGACGTGCTACTATACGGGCGAAATACTCAAGTCCCTTACCGACATCGGATGCCCCGATACGGTTCTTCATCGCGTACAGGGGAATATGGTGAAGTGCGAAATGGATACGGGATTCACCTACTCCAACAAGGAGCATCGGCAAAGTGTCATAGTAATAGGGATGCACTCCTCGCCGTGGGAATTTCTTAACAGCTTTGAGCACGAACTGCGGCACCTCGTAGACGATGTAGCCCTTACCCTCGGCCTGCCGATGGCCGGGGAAGAGGTAGCATACCTTACTGGCGAAATAAACCAGGCGCTATGGGAAGATGTGCACCAATTCACCTGTTGTAAATGTAATGGACATGGAAAAAGATGACACCCAATACTGGATGGCGATGCTCGAAGTGAGCGAATGCTGCGCACCCATATTCGCTGCCGTCGTATGCGAGTTGATGAATACGATTTGATTATTCCAGAAGTTTCACCAGATCGGTTTTCATCTCCTCGTCTATGTCGCGGTAGCGGGCAAATGCTTTGCTGCCTTCGGTATGCCCCGACAAAGATCCCACAAGGTTAGGGTCTTTGACCTGCTTATACAGATTCCCGATAAAAGTACGGCGCGCCATATGGGACGACGCAACTTGGTAGAGCGGTTTTTGCTCAGGCTGCCTATTTAATGGATTCAAAATTGTTACTTTGCGCTTTAGTCCAGCAGCAAGAAATATCCTCTTGATAGCTTGATTATACTTCTGCTCGCTGATTAATGGTAAGAGCGACGGCCCCTCATAGTCAGAATAACGCTCTAATATCTCATTGGCGATAGAATTCAGGGGGACGCGAACTGTTATAGGTCGCCCATCTTTTGACTTACGGGGAATGTACTCAATAGCGCCACGGATTAGATTGTCCTTTGTTAATGTGTACAAATCACCTACTCGGCACCCTATCAAGCACTGGAACACAAATATGTCTCGCTGAATAGATAACTTTGGATGCCTAGAAAGATTGGTATGGTAAACCTTATTACGCTCTTCTATTGATATATAGAATGGGGTGCCATAAACACAATCATCGATTGTATATTTTTTAAATGGATTATTCGTCGTCTTTTCATTATCAACAGCCCAGATAAAGATAGTACGCAGCTTCTTCATCATGCCACTAATCGTATTAGATCCTCTGGGATTCGGTTTGCGAGATTCTGGTATTTGCTTATACATTTGAGGCTGGGATAAAACGATGACATGTTCATTTCGCATATAATTATCGAGGATATACAAATCATCCAATGTCACAGTGTCTATATCTAAAATATAGCCATCCTCCTTTGTTTGTCTCCACATCTCAAATCGCCTTAATACTCGAAACAAGACCCTAAAGTTGGCCTGACGAACCTGCGACAATTTGCGTTTTTGGAGAAATTCATCGCACAACTCAAAAAAGCATTGCTTTTGCAAATGAAATTTTTCGGGATGCAAATATTTATCAACTTCAATGCAGAAGGATTCAGAAGATATATTATCTTTGTTAGGCAACGAGGCGTATACATCTAATAAAATAGTTTTCCACTTTGCTACATTCGCATTGAATACTCCCCGTGCGATCGTATCATAAACTACCTTTGCTTTAATTTCGTGCCGTTTCGCGTCCCAATGTGCCGGATTTATTTCTAAATTTGACGTGTAAAAAAGTTGAATGTCCCGTCCGTCCCGAATACGAAACCGAACTTTACATTTTGCTCCTTTCTTTGAAGAACGAACAAACGCAGAAATAGTAGCCATCGGAGTATTGATTTAGTGGTGGTGCAAGTTTAGCTTTTTTGCACCACACAACCAAATACAAATGTCCCTACTTGTCCGGAGTTGTCAAAAATAAAACTATGTAAAACACCTATAATCAAATATAATAGCTGAAATATCAATAAAATACCGATTTAGGAAAAGGCAGTCTTTTATCCCCTGAGGGGGTACAAAGCAAAAGACTGATAATCAATGATTATCGGTCTTTTGCTTTGCAGGGCCAGATGCCGGTGCGGCATCTCGGATACGCATGGCCCCCGATGGGCGATTCCGGCTACTGCTCGCCCCGGGAGTCAGAGCTGTCGGAACCTTTGCGGCCGGCCTTTTTCAGAGGAAGCCGCGGGAAAAGTTTTCTGAACCGCACGAGGTAAACCGCTACCCGATTTCCCGCGACGATCAGGCTCACGGCAATGATAATCAACAGGATGCCGCAACATATCCTCAGCGTGAGGGTCTCCCCGAAGATCATCACCCCGAAGAAGACGGCCGTGACAGGTTCCAAGGCACCGAGGATTGCCGTCGGTGTCGAACCGATGTACTGGATGGCGCTGGTTGTACACAAAAACGAGATCGCCGTCGGGAAAACGGCCAGTGCAAGCAGGTTTCCCCACAGGTACCATTTATCGGGCACATGGACTGCCATGCCGAAATCCAGCCGGACAACGTAAAGCAGCAACCCGAAAAGCAGGACGTAGAACGTCACCTTGAGCGTCGCAACGGATTTCAGCACCGGACGGTTCACGCCGACGATATAAATTGCATAGGACAAAGCCGAAACCATCACCAGAACCGTCCCCGTGATATTGAGTGTCGAACCGTCACTGCCTTTGAACAACAGCCCGATACCGGCCAATGCCAGCAAGATGCACAATGCAGTCTGCGGGGAGAGCTTCTCCCGGAAGCCGAAGGCCATGATCAACGCTACGAAAATAGGATATACGAACAGCAGCGTCGAGGCGATGCCGGCATCCATGTAATTGTAGCTCAGGAACAAGGACAGGGACGAAAGGGCGACCAGCAATCCCAGGAGTACCAGCGGCACGATCTCACGGCGGTGCAGCCTGAAATCCCGGCCGCGGGCCTTGAGCATGATGCCCAACAGCGGGATGGCGAAAAGGTAGCGGAAAAACAATACCGAATCGGGATCCATCCCTGCCTTGTAGAGCGGGAGGGCAAAGAGCGGGTTCATGCCGTAAGTAGCTGCGGCGACAGCACCCAGAAGGTAACCTTTGGCTTTCGTATTCATAGGTCGGATTTTGCGGCAAAAATAGCATTTATTTCGTCTATAGATGCTGGCCGGGCAAAATTATCATGCGATTGTCGCCCGGGAGCGCACACATCCCACACCGGCACGCCCATTCCTGCCGGGGAAGCCCGCCGAACATTGCCGCCCGCCCGATGCGGAAACGATCCTACCGGGGCAAGGCGGCCGGCACGACTTCCCTGCGGATCAAAGCCGCACGGACGAAATACTCGGGGATGCAAGCCTCGTCGAGCAGCCATTTGGGTGTGGCCGATTCGTCTTTCGTCCCCGACCAGTCGTTGTAAAACAGCCCGGCGGCATCCCGTGCGTTCCGGCGCGCCCAATCCATCCAGCGGATGAATATATCCACGTATTTCGGATCGCCGTCGAGGTCGTAGAGAGCCTGGTAACCCCGCAACAACACCAGATAGAACCATGGCAAATCACGGTTCGCGGCCGCGCCGTCCTCCGTCTCCGGCAAATAGAATTTCCGGGCTCCTTCGGCCAGCCGGCGGGCATTGTCCAGATAAACCCGATCGCCGGTATATCCATACAACGCGACGGCACCCTGCAACAGCAACCCCGTATTATAGGAATAGACCGCCTTGTCCAGACGCGCTTCGGGCTGCGTGAGCCAGGAATTCCAGACGATATCCAGTTCCGGATCATGCAGGTAGGCCTCCATCCAATCGTAGAAACGGCGCCCGGCAGTCAGGTAATAGGGGTCTCCCGTCGCCCCGTACAGGTTGAGCGCCAGCAGCATCGCCTTACCGTTGGCGCATCCCGGCTTCTGGTTCTCTACCCCTTCGAGCCACGACACGGCGCCGTCGTGGTCGGGGCGCCAGCCGCTCAGGATGAAGGTCATCACCTGCTTGGCTTTTTCCAGGTGCGCGGGATTGCGGGTCACGCCGTAGGCCGCGACATAGGCCAGTTCGACCAGCCCGTTGTCGTCGTAATAACGGTCGACCTTGCCCATCCTGACAGGATAGGCCTGATACCCGGCGGGCATGCGCCCGTCGTCGTAATACTGCTCGACAGCAATCACCATCGAATCGACATAGCTGCCGTATTTCACCGGATCAACTTCGGCCAGCGCGACCGCCGAGGTGAACACCCCGTCCATGGGCCACAGGAAGGAAACCTCCTGCGTGCTTTTCGCCCCGTCGTCGAAATAGTTTACATCGGGACGGTAGCTATTGGGGTAATATTCCGAAAACAGGCCGTATTCCGGCACCCGGTACATGTCCCACACCTTGCGGAACATCTCTTCGGCAAACGCATAATGCTCCCCCGGTACGGGAGCCACAGCCTCCTGACGGCATCCCGACAGGCAACACGCAGCACCGAAGAATGCGGCAAAA